ATTTTTTCCCGTCGAAGGTCAATACTTGTTTTCTGTTTGAGTCTGTTTCGTGATAACTAATATGTATCCATCCTCCTGCAGGATCATCTTTGTCAAAAAATTCCATAATCAGCTGATCAAAATCTACGTTATTTTGTAACCAGTAGGCTACCTTAATGTTAGGCACGCCAAATATTTCTAAGTCGACCGCCTGGCCCAGCGCGTGCTGCGATGTTTTTTTGCTGCCAATCGCTTCACACAACGCCTCTGAACGATAGCCGCTGGTAATGGTTACTGGCTTGTCAAAATGCGCACGTAGTGGTTCTAAAACTTCATAACAAAGATCACCTAAGTTTTTTATTTCTCCAGGTCCAGGTGTATTATCTATACCTTTACGTGTGGCCGTCATACTTTTAGTCATCTCTTCAAGTGTAAAGTGTCTACTTAAATCCATAATTTTTCCTATTTTAATATTAATTTAACAATTGATTTTTCACCCATGTATATTTCTGTTTCTGCTTTTGATTTTAAACAGTGATATTCTACATTACTTCCTGTAGTAGAACGCATAGCAATTCTTTTTCCTTTCAAACAGTTTGACATTGATTCTTGTATTCTGTGTTCTATTATTTCTCCATTAACAATCATAAGTAAAGCTATAACAATTTCTGTCATACTATTTTACCTTTGTTAGGTCCTTGCTTTAGTACATATTTTTGTGTACCATGCTTGCCAGTTTCTACTTCTTTTTTTAAATCTTTGACATAACTCATTTGTTTAGCTTCTTTGTTTATTTGAGCTATATAATCTAAAACTTTTTTAGTGACTCGTCCCGTTGCCATTTGCTCTTACCTTATCTTTTAATTGTTCTACATCAGCCAACGCTTTTTCTAGTTGTGCTTTTAGGAATTCTATGTTGACTTTGTTAGTCATGTTTTGTTCTTGAGTTATCTCTAACTTCTCTGTTGTTTTGTACAGATCTTCTATCAACATGTATTGTTCTTGATCGGTAGGCAATTGCTCACTCTTTTTTAATAAATCAGCTTGAAATAACTCACGCGATGTCTCTAATGATGTTAGTCTGCTAGTCACCTCTGTGTACGCAAACACACCCATGGCTACACCAGCAATGATTGCTAGCATATTTTTCATTGGCATGCTTATTGATGTATTTTCACTTACTTTCATATTGGTGCTACAATAACTGTTAATATAACAAAAGCTAGGACTAATAAACCTGTAAAATAGTAGTTCATACTGGCACACTCCATATTAATTATCTCCACTTAACTGACTACGCATTATTAAAAAAGTTTTAAAATCTTGTTCCATTTCATTTATTTTTTCTTCCATGGTTTTCATTTTATCATCAGATACAATTCTGTTTGCTTTGTCTCTTTCAATACCCAGCATGATTGCATTTTGATTGGTATTTAATTGTCCGATGTATGTTTTGAAATTTAATAAATGAGTATCGTTTATTGTGGTAATTTCTGCTTGATTCTTATTAATAGTCTCTGTTAGATCTACAATATACTTAACGCCTGTGAATGTCCCTACTAATAAGGATGCAATCACTGGTACCATTACTACATTTTTTTTTAACAGATCTACTACATTCATTTAACATCCTTATTTCTTCTCCTCTATTTCATAGAAGAAGTTATCTGTATCTTCAGTTTTCCACGCTCCGGTGTCCTCTACATTCCATTCGTTAGTCTGTACTTTCCAATCAGGCGTGCTATCTTTCACTGTAAATGAAGGTAAGTCCCAAATACATCTATTGTTTGGTTGAGCTGCATAATTTCCATCATCTAGAGCGATGATGTGTGCACACTTATGTTCGTGTGGGATCTCTGAATGATCAGTATCTAGTATATTAGCATCTGGATGTGCCCAGTCAACTGTAAAAAGATATGCACCATAGTGCCACTGTTTATCTTTACCAATATATTTTCCTGAAGCTGCGCTTAAAATAGCCCAACTAGTAACAGCAGGATGATAGCTAAAAGAATTCCACAACTCCAGTTCATCCAATCGTCTTCGTGGTACGTCTTCGACTTTGAAACCGCGTTGGATAAATGCACTAATAGGGAGGCGATAAAATATTGCGCCGTTTTCCATAAGAGCATGCCAGAGTATTGCACGTCCGCCCATACTTGTGATGCCGAAGATAATACAGTCTTCAACTTCGCCATGATGTTTTTTACAGTCATATAAATATTCCCTTCTTATTTGTGCATAAGTAGGAGGAATGTTTGCATTAAGAAAAGCCATTACTTAATTTCACCCCAGTTAGCACCTGACTCGTAGTCAACTTTATTAGGTACTTTTAATTCCACAGCCGACTCCATTATTTCAATTATTTGTTCTGCTTTTGCATCAGATTCAACAGAGATATCTACCTCGTCATGAATTTGTATGTGAGGTAGTATACCATTTTCATATAAAGCTACCATACTTTTTTTTGTCATATCTGCAGCTGATCCTTGTATTAATTTGTTTAACGCTTTGTAAGTAAATGCACGTTTTAATGGCTCATCATATTCTTTTCTAGCCATTTCTAGTGGTAAAGGTTTAAATATACCAAATTGTGTTGGTTGCCATAAATCAAAATGACATGCTCTGCCTCCTAAAGTTCTAATTTTACCTCTGTCTTCTGCTTTACGAGTTACATTGTCCATAAGTTTTTTAACAAATGGAGCCTTTGCATGATATTGTCTAATTAATTTTTCTGCAGATTCTTTCATCAATCCTAGTTCTGCCATTAATTTATTTTTACCCATACCATACATTAAACCTAAATTAATTGTTTTAGCTTGCTTACGTTCTATTCCTGCCATGTCTGCAACAACTTGGTGAAAGTCTGCATCACCTGCATTGTATGCATTTACAATTTCATCTACACCTTCTAAATTTTGTAGTTTAGCATAGTGTACTAAAATTCTAGGTTCTTGTTGTGAATAGTCAAATGAACCCCAGGTAGTATTTTCTTCTGGAATAAATATAGATCTAATCATCGGTCCGAGTTCCGGATGCCTTGCTGGAATCTGCTGTAAGTTTGGATTGCTCATAGAAAATCTACCGGTCACGGTTCCACCTTGGTCTGATCTTATTTGATTTATGTCTGCATGAATTCTACCATTAGCAGAATGTTTTGTAATAGAATCTATAAAAGTTGTATGCGCTTTGTTAATCTCTCTTGCGTCTGCAATTGATCTAGCTAATTCATGTGGATGGTTTTGTAAAAAGTTTTTAGTAAAACTAGGCTCATTACTTTTTTCTGTTCTGTCGTATGGTAATTTTAATTTGTCAAACGCTTTTGCTATACTTCTAGCTGCATGTATTTCTACATCAATTCCTGTCAACTCTTTGATTTTACTAATTATTTTAAACTCACGTTGCATTAAATTTTTCTTTAATTTGTCTGCATGTTCAAGATCAACTCTTACACCTTTGAATCTCATGTCTACTAAACAAGGAAATAATTTAGTTTCAAGATTAAACACATCCATAAGTTCTTGATTATGTAATTCAATAATTAATCTTTGCCATAACTTTAATGTAGCTTCAGCATCTCTTTCAGCATATTCTCCTACATACATAGCAGGAAGTTTGTACATTTCTGATTTAGGATTTACCGAATAACTTTTAGCTGCTTCTTGTAAAATTTTTTCATCTTTACCAATACCCACATAAAATTTAGCTAACGTGTTTAATGCATAAGATAATCTATTCTCATCTATTAAAGACGCTGCAATCATAGTGTCAACAATCTTACCTCTAATTTTTATACCTGCTTGTCTTAACCAGCAGACGTCATACATTGCATTATGAAATATAAAGGTAGTTTTTTCTTGATTAACTAGATCTTGAACCCACTCTAAAACGAGTTTTTTATCCATATTTCCACCACCCTCATGACCTATCGGATAATAGCCTGACCAGCCCTCTACGGCCACCGCAACGCCTGCAATGTGCCCTCTTCCTATGACATTACCTGACCCTAACGTAGTTAATTCAGGATCATAGGTTTCTAAGTCAATAGCTACTTCTTTGGCTCCTGATAAATCTTTTAGTTCGTGCGGTGCAACCCATTCTGTTTCAGGTGCAAATAGTGGTATCTGCGTTCTTCTCATTCGTAATCTCTCTCTTTCACCATTTCTAGATAATGTATAGCCTTATCTATATCTTGTATGCCTCCCTTTAGAGAGTGCCTACATATATACTTTATAGCGTTGCCCTCTGCAAAAAGCAACTTATTTTCGTTAATAAATTCAGCAGGTTGTATTTTCATATTTTTATAATGTTTACCTCCTACTTGTTTTTCTA